CTCACAGGAAGTGCGCTGCGCAATCCCACGGCGAGGAGTATCTCCACGAAAACATCCAAGCATCGCAGTGTTTTGATACTGCCGTGCAAGCTATCGAGTCAGCTATCAAGAGTGTGAACTTTGCTGATGGATATGTTCGGGTCAACGAAGCAACGAAGTCTAACAAGGAAAGGAATCCAGATGCCAAATGAATTTTCAGCATTGAAGCCGGTCGAGAGTTCGATGTTCTCGCGCGCCGGTTACGACGAGGCGACATGGCGACTGCTCTACGAGTTCAAGAGCACGCACGAAATCCGGAGATACAAAAACGTTGCGCCGGAAGTAGCCGACGAGGCGCTGACCGCGAAGAGCATCGGTTCCTGGTGGAACCAGCACATCAAAGGCAACGCCAGTTGGGAGTACGACGTGCTCGGCGCCGACCCTAGCCAGACGCCGGAGCCGCCGAAGACGAAGCCAGTCGAGTCTCTGAGCGTGATGGATGAGGACATCAAACTGTGCGAGCCGGGATGGAACGGGCATGGGATTGACCCGGCACCGTCGTCGATCCCCGCCGATCAAACCTTCCAGTGTGGGACAGGAGAGATGGGAGATCTCTACTGGTCGAAGCAATCCGGCGATCCGGAGAAGTTTCCGGAAGGGCAGTTGGATCCGCAGGTGGACAGGGTTGATGTTTACAGCCAGCACCCAGACGGCTCATTCACGCTTCTTGACGGAGGAATCGACATTGGGCAGACCGCCATCGTCCGCCAGCCCGTCGGCGAAGTTCTTGCCGCATGGCGCGCGCCCGAGTCCGCGGCCGAGGCGCTGGACCTGCTCTCCGAGCGTGAAGGCGAGATCAAGGCCATCATCGCTCAGAACGTCGAGACTGGCCAGCAGGCGCTGACCGTGCGCATTGACACCGCCGAGAAGCGCGTGGAAGCCAGCGAGACACTCAACCGGCTGGTGGCGAAGAAGGATACGACCATCGCCGCCCTGGACCCGCTCCGCAAGGTTCTCTACGAGGTCTACATGGAGACTGGCGGCAAGGTGAAGGCCGGCGTCGAGCCGCTGGAGGCCGGAATCAAGCATGTCAAAGCGCAGATCTTGACCTGGGATCAAACCCAGGAGCGCATCCGGCAGGAAGCGCTGCGCAAGGCGCGCGAAGAGGCTGAGGCTGAGGCGCGTCGTCTGCAGGAGGCTGAGGCTGAACGGCTCAAACTTCTTGACGTGCAGGACGCTCTCGACGAGGGCGACGTGCAGCGCGCTGAGACCCTTTTCGATGCACCAGTGATCGAAGTCCCACGCCCGTATATTCCACCTACGTATGTGCCGCCGGCTGCGCCCAAGATCGAAGGGCAGAGTACCTCGACGATCTGGAAGGTGGACCGGGATGCTGTGGAATCCGACGATACCGGCCAAGCCTATATTTCCTCGATCACGGCGCTCCTGAAGGCTGTGCGCGACGGGAAGTACCCGATCGATCAGGCAGCTCCGCTGCTGTCGTGGGATTTCGCGGCCTGTGATAAACTCGCCGGCGCGCTCATGGCGGCGTTCAACGTGCCCGGGCTCACGGCGGCACCGTCGACGACGTTGCGGGTTAGCAGGGGACGGAGAAAGAAGTCGTAGGAAAGGGCTTGCATGGATACGGCAACCGAATTGGAGCAATGGCTCCGCGAACAAGCGCGAGAGAAAACAAAGTACGCCGAATCTCGCAGGGGTTATGCGCGGACACCTGCTTCCGACGCAGAACGTAAAGCGGCTCATCAGCTGGCACAGCAAATGATGGGCCGGAAGTTCAAGATGCAGAGCAGGGATGAAGAAGAAAAGAGCTATAAGATCGAAGAGCGGATTGCAGCAAAACTAGACAAAGAAGCGGCAATGCTCTTGCGGTTCGCCGACTTTGTTCACGAAAGGAACAGTACGACATGACAGGAACAGTAGTATCGTTTGATGACCGTAAGGGATGGGGATTTATTCGCCCCACAGCAGGTGGTCCCGACAACTTCGTTTACCAAACCGAAATCCTGATGGAAGGCCGCAGGACACTTCACAGGGGCGACCAGGTTGAGTACGAAGTTGAGGATGGGCCGAAAGGGCGGCCAGTCGCCGTCAGAGTTCTTGTAACCAAAAAGGCGGTGGCGTAAATGGCAGAGCGTCAATTGCAGTTCAAAAAAACCAGCTCCAATATCCAATCGGCATTTTGGGATGACGAGACTCTCGATTTGCGTGTTGTCTTCAAATCGGGACACTCCGGGGTTCACCCAGGCACATCGCAGGACGAAGCTCTTGCATGGGAGCGAGCCGACAGCCCCGGCAGCCACTACGACACTTACTTCAAGAAGGCTGGCAAGGCGTACAACAAGATCGGATAGGACCTTGACCGATCCCCGCGACTATTTCCTCGACGACAAGGTGCCGGAGCCGCCGCCGAGCGAAGATGTGCCCGTTACTGCGGCCCCGCCTTCTTATGAGCGGAAGGCGATCCGCGGTCGCGCAATACCCGATCTTACCTTGGACGCCGGTCTGCCCGCCAACATAGACGCCGAAAAGACCATCCTGGGCGCGATTTTGCTTGATGCTCAGGCATTTTCCGAGGCCGCCGAGCAGTTGACAGCGGACGACTTCAGCCTCGACAGCCATCGCCGCATCTTCCTGCGCATGGCGGAACTGGTGGACGCCAACCAGGCGGTTGACATCGTGACGCTGGCCGCCGAGCTGGACCGCTACAAGGAGCGCGACACCATCGGCGGCGTGGCGTACTTGGCTAGTCTCACAGAAGGACTTCCCCGGCGCCCGGTGATCGGCGAGTATATCCGGCTGGTCCTCGATAAGAGCCGCCTGCGCAAGATGATGCTGATCTTCTCCGCGGGCATCGCGCGCGCCGCCGATCAGAGCGAGACTGCGCTGGAGATACTCGAAGCGGCCGAGTCGCAGTTGCTTGAGATCGCGCAGGATGCCCAAGCCGGCGCGCTGCGAACGATTTACGAATCGGTCAAGGAAGCGGGCGGCGCTGAGCCCTACTTGAAGGCGTACACAGATCCTGAGATGAAGCCGGGACTGCCAACGGGGTTCCTGGACTACGATGCTATGACCGGCGGGCTGCAGAAGTCGGAGTTGGCGATCGTTGCCGCACGCCCTTCGATGGGAAAAACGGCCCTGGCCATCAACATTGCCCAGAATGTCGCGATCGGCACAAAGAAAATTGTGGCTGTCTTCAGTTTGGAGATGTCCCGCTCTTCCCTAGAACGTCGGATGATGGCGTCGAGAGCTTGGGTTAATGTGCGCAAGGCGATGGAGGGCATCTACCTCAACCGGGATGAACGGAATAAGCTGGAGATAGCCCTGGGAGAATTAGTTGAAGCCAACATCTTCATTGACGATTCGGCCAATTTGACGCCGGTTCAGTTGAGAGCGAAGGCGCGCCGGCTAAAGCAGCGGCAAGGTGGATTAGACCTTGTAATCGTCGACTACCTGCAGCTTATGTCTGCCGGAGTAAAGACCGGGAGCAGACAGGAGGAGATTGCCCACATCTCTCGCTCTCTGAAGGCGTGCGCGAAGGAGTTGGAAGTTCCGGTACTTGCTCTCGCTCAACTGAATCGCCAACCAGAGCAGCGCAACGACAAACGGCCTATCTTATCCGATCTACGCGAATCAGGACAAATAGAACAAGATTCCGACCTTGTAACGTTTATTCACCGTCCCGGCTACTACGATCCCGACAATCCCGATCTTGCTGGACTGGCTGAATTGATTATCGCCAAAGCCAGGAATGGTCCTACCGGCGTCGTGAAACTGGCGTTTGTAGGTCAACTAACTCGTTTCGACAACCTAGCGAGGAGCTAACCATGGACACAATCGCAACGCAAGTACGCACGATTCTCTTCGACTTCGGTATTGACATTACAAGCGTCACGGATGACAATACTCTTGTGAACGATCTCGGCCTGGACTCGATAGAATTGGTCCAGTTCGCGCAGGATCTCGAAGAGGAGTTTGACATCGAGATTTCCGACAACGCTATTACTGCGGCGATGACGGTTGGACAGGTTGTGGACGCAGTGAAACGATTGAAAGGGGTGTAACTATGGCGATAGGCCAGCACGACATTGACAACTGGTTTGTGTATCACGCTCCCACACCTGAGCAAGTGGAGCATTACAACGCTATTCGAGAGGCGGCGAAGATTTACGCCGAGACGGTCAATAAGCACACGCCTGACGGGGCCGACAAGACGGCGGCAATGCGCACGATCCGCAACTCGGTTATGCAGGCCAATCTTGCGATTGCCTGTTATGTCGGCGCGATGGCGCGCCCGACGATTGCCGAACTGGACAAGATACTCAATTCCAAGGACGACACGCCGGTTACGATCAATCGGGACGGATCGGTCACCGTCGATCAGGTTTAACTTCTCTGCCCAACCTTCGGGTAATGCGGCAGGGAATGCGCGGCAGGGCAACCTGTCATGTACACATAGCCATCGTGGAGTTGAACTCGCTGAGGCGCGTTCGGATCAAGGATGGACCGCGCAAAACTTTCACAGCACCACAAATCCAAAGACGAGGAGAAAGAAACAATGGCAGGACACGGATCAGCAACATCGTTTGACACGGAAAAACTCAGCGACGAGGCGATCGCCAGAGCCAATGAGCGTTTGGCGAATCTTCCACAGGCGAATCAACCCGCAGCACCACCTCCAGCAGAACCGGCCGGTGCCAGAAAGCCGCGCAGTTCCAACCGCGAGCCCGGCACGAAGGGCATCCTGCTTCAGTTGAACGAAGAGCAGCACAAGGCGCTCGAATCCGCGGCCAAGAAGGGCCGGCGCAGTGTGGCCGACCACATCAAGGCCTGCGTCGAGGACAATTTCCTCCAATTTATCGTCCTGGAGTAGCCTGGTTTCCGGATCTCACCCCAGATTATCCGGAACAGCAGCGGGCGGCACGGTATCCGACACGTGTTGTCCGCTGCTTGAATTTCAAGCTTGCAATTGCTTCCGCCTTGTGTTTATAATGGGAACCGTAAGGAAAGGAACCAAATGCGTACCAGTTTCCAGCAAGGATCGATTGTCAGAGTCGAGCGCAAGTGCGGCGCGGCTTGGAGATTTAGGTGGCGTGAGAACGGCGTCCAGCGTAGTGAGTGGGTTGGCACCGTCAAGCAGTTCCCGTTGCGCGCCCAGGCCGAGAAGGCCGCCGAGCGTTTTCGCAGGCTGGCCAACTCCAACGTCGAGTGCATCACCATGGCCGACCTCATCGAGAAATTCTGGAAAGAATCCCCACCGGAGCGCGAGACGACCGCCGCATCCTACCGCAGCATCTTCAAGCGGATCGAGGCGCAGTGGGGCAGTCTACGCATAGACCAGTTCTGCCGCGAAGTGCTGGCTGTCGAGGCTTGGCTGAAAGACCTGCCGGTGATCGGGCGCCATCCGAAGCGCGGCCCGGCCGTGCCGGTGTCATCTCTCTACCGCGGCCAGGTCCGGAACCTGCTCCACCTGCTCATCGAGAAGGCGATGCTCTGGGGCCACGCCCAGGTCGAGCGCAATCCCATGGACTTGATTCGGCTGAAAGGTTCCTCGACGCGCGCTAAGGAACTCGTCATCCTCACGCTGCCGCAGTACCAGGCGCTGCTGGACGACCCGCAGTTGCCGGAGACGGTCAAGGTGATGGTGCAGCTCGCCGCCGGCCTCGGTCTCAGGGTCAGCGAAATTCTCGGCCTGAAGTGGGAAGATTGCGACTTCGAGGCCAAGACCATCCACATTCAGCGCAGCGTGGTTCACGGCAAGGCCAACGACACGAAGAGCAAGACCTCGGCGGCCACGTTGCCTTTGCACGAGAACCTGATCGAGATCCTGCGCGGCTGGAAGGCGCATGAGGCGCTGAAGAGCCGCTGGGTGTTCTGCTCGGAGCGCACGGGGAGGCCGCTGGATCGGGACTGGTTGCGAAGCGAGTACCTGCAACCTGCTGGCGAGCGCATCGGTTTGCCTGGGCTTGGCTTCCATAGTTTCCGCCACACGCACCGCGCCATGATGCGCACTCTCGGCATCGACATGGAGACGCAGCGCGGCCTGATGCGTCACGCCAAGATCGCAACGACAATCAACACCTACGGCGGCCGGGACAGCGCAGAGCATTTGCGCCCCGAGAACGCTAAGATTGTGGAGATGCTGCCACGGAGGGCGACGGCTTAAATGGAGACATCCAGAAGGCATCGCAGTACGAGGACTCAGAAGGTCATGTATATTGTTGATCACCCTGAGTTGCTGGACTCGACAAAAGTTATTGTGGCAAATGCTCTGAAGCGTGCCGGATTGGTATCGTTTTCAACCTCCCCAGTTGATTTACAGCCGTCTCGCCTGTTCGATGAAGCCAGGGATATCATCAATGCACGGAGGGCAATGGCATGAGCAAGAAGAATTTAGATAGTCATGTTTTTACCGTTCGCAAGAGAATAGGAAGGCGGGCGGGCGGTAAGCCAGTTATGGGAAACGTTCACTCACATAACTGCTGGAATTGCGGACTCGAATATGAGTACGCCAAGCGAGTCAAGTGTCCAGTAAAGAAGAGTGAGCGCAGGGAGGTCGAGGCATGAGCAAAGGAATCGGCAGCGGCGCGAAGATGCTTCGGAGAGCGCCAGAGCGAGAGCAAGAGCAAGCGCTGAGCGGCTGGTGGGCGGAGCTGCGGGCGGCAGCGGCAGCCGAGGCAGCGGCAGCCGAGGCAGCGGCAGCCGAGGCAGCGGCAGCCGAGGCAGCGGCAGCCGAGGCAGCGGCAGCCGAGGCAGCGGCGATGGAAGCTATGGAAGTGATGGAGGCAGGCATGAGCGACAAACGCGGATGGATCACTCTTTTTGGTTGCGATGCAGTCTGGTGGTATTGGCCGGTTATTCTGTTTTGGGAGTGGCCGTCAAATTGGGTGCGCAACAAAATTTATGACTGGAGAAACAGATGAGCGAGCGGATTGTAGTGCCGGATGGGATGTTGAAGGCGGCGGTAGACGCACGGATGGCGATATGGGAACACGCCAACGACGGCTATCGCAATAGCTGGATGGGTGTGTCCGCAGAAGCGTCGATTACCGCACAAGAGTCTATCGCCCTCGAAGCGGCTCTGCGCTGGCAGTCGGAGAACCCGATCGTGCCGACAGATGAGCAGTGCGACGAACTGATTAACATGATCGGAGCAAATGGAAGATCGCTTGTGCGTTACCCGTCCCGCATTAGTAAAGAACAAGCGAGAAATATGTTGGTTGAGTGGGTTCGCCGGATGTACCTCGCCCCGGAGCCGACAGTGCAATTCTTTGACACCGCCTTTGGCCGCTTCGAGATCGACAACCGAGTTCCGCCGGGCGAGATTCGGCTGTACGACTGGAACGGGCCGGTTCTAATGAAGCATCTCAGAACGCCAGAACACTGGGCCAAACATGAGTGTGGGGAGCAGCCTGAGCCGGATGTGCCGGAGGAGATCAAAGACTTGATTCATACCAAACTCCCATCAACGCCCGAAGCGGTTGTACGGTTGACTAACGCGGAGAAGATTGAAGCCTACCGGCGCGGCAAGC